ACCCTACAACATCTGAAGGTGGTGAGATGAAACTACCTTTCTTCTATTACAAAAATTTGATAGATATTGTTGCACAGGAGTGGGATCAAATGGGGGAGTTAGTTGCACATTCTTTGCAAAATTTGAAGCATGCCAACGGTGCGAATGATGATGTTACAATTAGTGTTTTTGCGTGGGCTGAAAATGTTCAATTCTCAATTCCCACACAGGTGGAGCCAGGATCTATTGCTCCACAAGCACTAGAAATCCAACCCCATACAGATGAGTATGGCACTAAACCTGTATCTCGCATCGCTGGAGCAGTAGCCAAAATGGCAGGACATTTAACCAAAATACCTGTTATTGGGCCATTTGCTAGAGCAACAGAAATAGGGTCACAAGCCGTTGGTGCTATAGCTACGTTATTTGGCTATAGTTCACCAGTTGTGACAGAAATGTCAGTTTATCGACCAGTACCCAAAACTAATTTAGCAAACACTAATGTTGATAATGATGCAAACAAGTTATCTCTCGACATTAAGCAAGAATTATCTTGCGATCCGCGTACTGTAGGTTTGGGACCTGATGATCAGATGACAATTTCACACGTAGCGCAGAAGGAATCGTACCTTGCCGAATACCCCTGGAACATTGGGGCGGCTCCTGAGACCTTACTGTGGCAGTGTGTTGTGGATCCATCAGTTCATAGGAATGTACTAGGAGAAAGACATTTCCCTGCACCCGCTTTCGCTGTTATGCCTTTTAAATATTGGCGTGGCAGTATGAGGTTCAGGTTTATGATCGTATCTTCTGGTTACCACAAAGGTCGATTAAAAATTGTATACGACCCTGAAGGAGGAATTGGTACTGCAGAATATAATACTGCATATACCACGATTGTAGACATTAGTGAAGAAACAGATTTCACTATTGATGTTGGTTGGGGCCAGGCTACAACATGGAGACAGCACCGAGGACTTGATTATTCAACTCCACTACATGGTACTAACTCTCTTGGATATACTTCTTCGACAGTCAATTACGGCAACGGTACGATTTCCGTTTATGTTGTAAATGAATTGACTGTTCCCAATTCTACCATTAACAATGACATAGATGTTAATGTATTTGTTAGGATGCTCGACGACTTCGAAGTATGTGTACCTACTCAGGAACACATACGTCAATTACGGCTCAGAGAGTTTTCTATACCGCCTTCTGGTTCACAGGACATAGAACCACAGGCGAACGAACAAGAGAAAATAGCCCCAACAAAAGATATCTCGGTCACTCATATGGCAAACAAAATACCTATAAATGATCCAACTTCCCTGTTTCACTTTGGTGAAGCAGTGGGATCTTTCAGGCAAATCTTAAAAAGGTATTCCATTTACGAGTATTTACCACCACCAACTGAGGGTGCCGGGTACTTTATGTCCACATTCACTAGACCACATATACCATTGTTACCTGGTTATACCGCTCATCCGGTTTCTAATGGTCCACCCAATTTAACATTATCAGCTGGAGAGTACACTTGTGTATTTATGACTCCCGTTAGATATGTTTCTAGTGCTTACGCAGCAATGAGAGGGGGAATGAGATATGCATTCGATGCATCTCCCAAACTCACTACTAACTCAAGAAATATCAATGGTATTATTACCAGGCATAAAAACTTTAAAAATGCCAACAATGATGTTGAACCTGTACCTACGAATGTAGGAACTGGCTTAGCAGAATTGTGTAATCTTGTGCGGGATTCCTTCGATGGTGCAGCTATGATGGCTGTCGGGGTTAATCCAGTCCTCTCAGCGGAATTACCGTATTATTCTGAATACAGATTTATTCCGGCTAAGAAAACCGACACAACTCTACAATCTAGTGTCGACAAATTTTCCTCTAGTTGGTGCCTGCAACTACAGGAAAAGACAAGTAATACCAACAATCAGTGGTGTCCCTTATATAATGCTGCCGCTGAAGACTTTACTTGTTTCTGGTATTTGGGTCCTCCAATATTCTTTGTGGAGACTGAATACCCCATCTCGTAGACAATCGAGATAAAATCTTTAGGGATAGACACCCTTTTACAGAAAATATAGCCTAGAATTGTGCTAGCAGTAAAGAACAATCACCCGAAAAGAGCGTGGGAATGGCCCCCACGACGGTTCAAGCGGTTAAACTTGAATCGGTGACCGTAGGTCTGAGTTAATAATTGGTACAAAATTTTTACTCTCGACTTCGGTCGGGAAATTTTTT